AACCTAGCGGTAGAAGTGGCGGCAGAGTTTGGTCTTGACCCAACTCCAATAGTCTTCGAGATAGCAAAAGAAACAAAAGATCGTCTCGAAAGTGAAATTACTTTAGATATGTCAATCGATGCCAGTGATCTCAGATGGTCTCATGGAAAGTACGAGATAGATAGCGATAGCCTATGAGAGCCTCAGTTCCATTAGAGTCTAGCTATCAAAGCACACGACTAGACGCAAACAGACAGCAAACCTTGAATCTGTTTCCTCACACACTGAGAGGATATAGGCAGTTTCCGGGTCATGTGACTTTTGCATCGTTTCAGGCTACAGGAGAGTCTCTCACAGACGCGAACGCAAGTGCCATAACAGACAGTGCAGGAGATGCGGTTCTAGTCTCAGTGACGCCAGGAGGCGCAGACAGAGGACTTATTGCTAACGGCCCAAATGGACTTTTGTATCAGGTTACAGGCTCGTCTCTGTACAGCATAGACTCAAGTGGTGCAGCGACGTTTAGGGGCGAGGTGGCAAATGATCCTCAACCTGTAGTCATGGCAACGGACGCAAACCAGTTAATTATCTGCACTGGAGGCACACCGTCTGCGCTTGTCTATACTGTTTCTGGTGGATTACAGACCATTTCGGACTCTGACCTGCTTACGACAAGCAGCGTGGCCTTTTTGGATTCTAGGTTTATCTATCAACAACCAAACGGCTTTTTTGTTGTCTCAGCGTTGAACGATGGCACAAGCATTGAATCCCTTGACTTTGCACAAGCTGAGGCTTTACCAGATGACTTGTTAAGGGTTTTCTCTCAAGACCAATACCTATACCTATTCGGAGAAACAACGACTGAGATATGGTTTACGAGTGGTACAGGTAGACCGCCTCTATCAAGACAAGCAGTTTTACAACAAGGCATTTGCGGAACTTACGCTGTAGATTCAATAGACGGAATAATTTATTTCATAGACGCAAACAGAAGACCGGGAATGATTCAGGCCGAATCGTTTCAACCTTTGTTTGTTCCTGCAATCGGAGAACAGTGGGCAGGGTTTGGAGCAAGTGACTTTGAAACAGCAAGGGTAGCAACTTACTCCTTGCATCAAGAAAACTTTGTAGACTTCATATTCTCAGACCAAGGGCAAATCTGGACGTATCATGTAACGTCTAAGACTTGGTTTGAAAAAGACTTCATGACTACTTCAATCGTTCACGATTACGATTTAGTCCTTGCCGCACATTCAGCAAACAAAAAGATTTACAAGCTAGACTTTGCAAACTTTCAGCAAGACGGTGCAGACATGACAAGGCGCAAAGACTTGCCTTTGATTAGCTCTGAAGTCTTAGACGTTGGAGGCGCAGAGATGGTGATCGACAAAGTTAAATTGCACGTTGATACGTCTGCAAGCTCGTCAGTGGCTTTGAAGGTATCAAAAGATTTAAATAGTTTCTCAACGATCAACACAATAGACGTTGACGGAAATAAAACCCTTGATGTGAAATCTATCGGCAAATCAAGAGAGATCATTGTCCGGGTAGAAACTAGCTCTAATACAAAAGTCGATATCTTGGACGCAGCAATTGATGCGCAAGTATTAAGAGGATGACATGGGACAACTAACACAAACGACTACCCAGCTTCAAACGATCTTAGATGATGCAGACGCGAGTAATGCGGGTAATACTTCTATCTCAGATGCGAGTGATACAACTGCAACCAGTTTAAAAAAATCAGGCTTTTATTCTTTACAAGCTTCTAGCTCTAACGCACCGAGTACAGACAGATCGGCTCTTTTGACTGCTGTAAGAAATACAGGTGCAACAGGTGAGATCAGATACGGTCAGATAGTTTGGACTGAATCTAACGGATTATGGTGGAACCGAGACGATGGGGGAAGTCTAGGGACTTGGTACGAAGCAGTCGGAACAGCAGCAACTCAAACACTTACAAACAAAACTCTCACTAGCCCAGTACTGACTACTCCCCAAATAAATGACTCGTCGGCCGATCATCAATACATCTTTGCGGCAGCCAACTTAGCAGCAGATCGGACTGTATCTTTACCATTGCTGACAGATAACGACACTTTTGTTTTTCTAGCGCACACACAAACACTCACAAATAAAACCCTCACTTCTCCGGTCATTACAGGCGGCTCAATTAATAACACGCCTATCGGAGCAAGCACCGCCTCGACAGTCGTAGCGACTCAAGTAAATATAGAGGGTCAAGGTGATCTTAGATTACAAGATAGCGCAGGATCGGAATATGTAGCTTTACAAGCTCCTGCTACATTAAGCGGATCGTACACTCTTACCCTACCCGGAGACGATGGAACTGCTAATCAAGTTCTGCAAACAGACGGATCAGGTGTTACGTCGTGGACAAATGTTAGCTCGGCAGGAATTTCAGACGGAAGCATAACCACCGCAAAACTAGCAGATGATGCCGTGACTCAGGCAAAGGTCGCAGACGATGCGATAGGCGCAGATCAACTGGCTGCCAGTGCTGTAGTGACCGCCTCGGTGGTAGATGATGCAATTACCTCGGCAAAATTGGCTCATGCTTTAGATGTTGTGACCTCCCTTGGAATAGGAGGAGGATCAACTAACGGAGTCTCGATCACTCAAGGCGCAATCTCTATTAAGAACGGAGGGGCGCAAAGTTATATTGATCTATATTGTGAATCAGGGAATGCCCACTACGCAAGGCTCTTAGCCCCTGCGCACTCTGCGTTTTCAGGTAACATTACTCTTACCCTCCCGGCTGCAACAGATACGTTAGTTGGAAAGGCAACGACTGACACCCTTACGAACAAGACTCTAACCTCGCCTAAGATCAACGAAGATGTAGCAGTCACCTCAACCGCGACAGAAATAAATATACTTGATGGCGTAACGTCTAGCACCGCAGAACTTAATATCTTAGATGGCGTTACAAGCACCACAGCAGAAATAAATATCTTGGACGGTGTAACGGCTACCACAGCAGAGATTAATTATCTTGATATAACTACACTTGGAACAACAGAAGCTAGTAAAGTCGTAACTTCAGATGCCAATGGCGTCACAAAGTTTGATAATGGTATCCAAGAAGAATCAACAGCAGTTACAAGTTCTAGTAATGCAGCGACTCTCAATTTAAGAGACGGTTCAGTGTTTACTCATACTCTAAGCGAAAACGTAACTTATACATTTAGCAACCCTGCTGCCGCTGGGTATGCATCTAGTTTCACGCTAAAGATTACACAAGACTCTTCAGCTAGAACTATTACTTGGCCTGGATCAGTAGATTGGGCGGCCGCTACAGCCCCTACACTCAGCACCGGATCGGGCGATGTTGATGTGTTTGTATTTCTTACCGTGGACGGTGGTACGACTTATTATGGATTTACAGCAGGACAGGATTTAAGCTAATGGCTTTTCTTTCTGAAAAACTTATTTCTGCATCTGGAGGCGTTCAAGAAGAAACGGATGATGACTTTAATCTAGTCACATTTCTATCCCATTTTGACGGTACAAATGGGGCATACAATCATGCCAATACTTCATTTAATTCTGCCTCAAGTGGATCTGGTAATATTAACCCTTATCCTGCTGGAGTAGTCGGCCAAGGGACGTTTTCGCCCTTCAGCGCAGAGGAAGGTAAGTGGTCGTCACAGTTTAGTCGTGGAAATCCAGATTGGTTATATCTAAATGATTCTGATTTTTCCTTTGGGACAGGCGATTTTACAATCGAGTGTTTTGTGTTTTTTGAAACAAATACAACAACAGGACAAGGATTATTTCAACTTTCTAGTGGTGCTTTAAACTCTCAAGACGGCAGAGGGCCAGCTATTGGAACTTATGGCGGCACAGGAAAATGGCATATTTATTATGGTGCAGGAGAAAACCAAACAAACACAGTAGGGAGTGCTATTTCAAATCCTGATGTTGGGAAATGGATTCACGTTGCTTTTGTGAGAACGTCAGGGACTATAAAAATTTTTATTGATGGAACCCAGATAGGCTCAGATATAAGTTATACAGGAAACTACACAGACACTTATTTTACTGTCGGAGGCTGGTATTCAAGTTCCTACACTCTTGGAGGGAGGCTAAGTAATTTTAGAGTCGTAAATGGAACGGCTGTTTATACTTCAAATTTTACGGTTCCCACGACAACTTTGACTGACATAACCAATACTAAACTTTTAACTTGTAGAAGCAACAGAATTTTTGACGCTAGTGGTGCGGCTAATAGTGTGTTTATAGGAAATGGTGCCCCGTTCGTACACCCCTTTTCACCTTTTGCGCCTAGTGCGTCTTATAATGCGGCAGTCAATGGAGGAAGCGTTAATTTTGAAGCTGTAGCAAGTGGCTATGTAGCTGATCTTTGGGGAAGTCTTAATCTGTCCACTTTAGATTTTGGGACAGGTGATTTTACTATTGAGGCTTGGATTTATAAAAAAGTAAACGGAGAAAGCACTATTTATAATGGCAGTTATGGATCTAATTCTCAGCCAAGACTTATAGTAACAAGTAGTAATAAATTATCTTTTCTTCGCGACACGACTGCACAGGCAACCAGTAGTGAAGATGTTCCGTTATATCAGTGGACTCATGTAGCTGTTTCAAGAGCATCATCAACAGGCTATTTGTTAATGAATGGCGTACAAGTTGGAACTTGGTCTGACAGTCAAAATTACCCTGCACCCTATTTGTATTATTTTTTTGGGTGTAATTCTACTCAAAACGGAAGTGCTTTTGTGGGGAACTTTGCTGCTAGAATTTTAAAAGGGACGGGATTATATACTGGATCTTACACCGTCCCAACCTCTCCATTTGCAGACATTACTAACACTGTAACTTTACTTAATGGTGCTGGTGGGTATTTGTTTGACCAAACATCTAAAAATAATTTAATTACAGTCGGCAATGCTCAACTAGATACGACCGTTAAAAAGTTTGGAAGTGCAAGCGCAGAGTTTGATGGCACTGGTGATTATCTTAAAGCCTCAAACCCTCAGTTGTCTCCCAATAACGGCCCGTTTACTTACGAATGTTTTGTGTACCCAAAAGGAAGTGGTTATGGAACAATATTTGATACAAGAACAAATAATCCTGGTGCTGATGGAATAGCTGCTTTTCATAATGGAACCAGTATTGAAATATATTGGGGAGCTAGTAATACAAGTTTTACTGTAACGAGCGCAGTCACTTTAAATCAATGGCAACATTTCGCACTTACAAGAGACTCTAGCAATAACGTAAGAGCTTTTGTAAACGGCACCCAAGCAGGAAGCACTCAAACATCCAACACAAATTTTAACGCTAATTCTGGACGGCTAGTGATCGGCGCACAACAAGCGTTTGCCTCCCCTTTAGATGGATTCATAGACGAATTTCGTATTACTTTCAAAGCCCGATATACTGCTAATTTCACCGCACCAACTAAAGAGTTTCCAAATAGGTAAATGATATGCAGATAGCGATAATAAAAGACAATAAAGTAGAAACCATAGGAGAACACAGAGAGCTATTTAAAAATGTTGCGTTTCCTAAATCTGGCCCACCTGCTGATTGGATGACTGAAAATTCTGTAATGCCTGTGACGATGAGCCGTCCTTACGATAGGATGACTCAGAAAAGTACTAGCGTAGATCCTTATATTGAGGACAATGTTGTATATCTACATAAAATAGAAGCTCTAACAGATAGCGAAAAAACAGCGGCACAGACAGAAGAAACGAACAGAGTAGCAGGACTTCAAAGACAGGAGCGCAATAGGCGATTAGCAGAGACGGATTGGATGGCTTGCAGCGATGTTACTATGAGTGATGATTGGAAAACATATAGGCAAGCATTAAGAGATATAACTAAACATAGTAATTGGCCTAACCTCAAAGTGCCTAACATGGACGGATCAGGTGATAACGATTGGCCTGTAAAGCCTAGCTAATGTCTGATCTATCTCAACATGAAAAAGAGTGCTTGATTCGATATCAAAACATTGAACAGCGAATGAATCGAATTGAGATGAGTGTCTATGCGCTCTATCCTTTTTTGGTAGGGAGTTTGTTAGCTGCAAAATTTATAGGTTAAAAAATGTTTGCTGAACTTGCAGCGATTACTAGTGCTATCTCTGCAATCAATCAAACGATATCAACGTTCAAAGAAGGCAAGGCAAATGCTCAACAAGCAGCCTCCTTGTTGGGTAAGTTTGGTACGACTGCCCAAAAGCTAGACGATTGGGAAAAGAAAAAGAAACTCAAACGCCCTTTAACTCCTAAAGAGGCTATGGATCTTTCTATTAAACGTAGAGAGATCAAATCAATAGAAACAAAGATAAAAGACCATCTTATGATGGCTGGTATGAGTGACGTTTGGAGAGAAGCAGAGCGCATTCGTAAACAGTCAGAAAAAGATCACTTACAATATTTAAAAGATATTCACAAAAAACGCAAAGAACGACAACGTAAATTTCAAGAAAGAGTCACTGCTGCTTTTATTGTTTGTTCTTTAGTGTTTATAGCTTGGTCAGGCTGGTACATCTACGAAGCCATTCAAGAAAGAAGATTAGATTCAGCAAAGCAAAGACTAGAACAAGCAAAAGAAAGACAACGTAATCTTAGAAAATGCGGCAGGGTTAAATGTTAGATGAGCAAGCTCGCCTTCGCCTTAATAGTCCTAATTGACGGCCAGCAGCAAGAGGTCAGTTATTGGGCAGATATTCTGAGATGCAATCAATTTAGTGAGTGGGTAGAACACGGACACACTTACGCAAAAGAAAAACGATACAAGAAAAGA